GCTGCAAGGTGGGTTGAGCACCTATTTGCGCTTCCAAAGTACTATCAGAGGGAGCAGCTTCCGTAGCCACATCTAGTTCGACCTCAGCCATGGGAGCTTTAACCTTAAGTTTTCGTGTTTTACGTAGGGGGTCGTTAGAACTGAGATCAACGTTACGATTACCAATAAAGCAATTGAGAGATCCAATTTGAGCATCGAGCTGTTGTGTGGGAGGGTTAAAACGAAGGGAGCGAACGCGAGATCTAATGGGCATAGCGAATTCCAAATTGGAAGCACCATGCGCTACAAGGATAAAAGCTACACTAGTTGAAACTAAGTCGGGGGCGACTAGAGGGTTAAGAACTTCAATAATAAATTTACCTGTGCAGCGTTCATTGTAATTAGCGGTACGGGAGGTCATTTTCCAATCAGTAGATGAAGTAAATGGCACATGGAAGGTAAAGGTATCGGAGGATGAGAGATCAAATACTTCTGTTTTAGCATAAGTCATCATGTTATCAATATCTTGTAAATTCGAGTTATTTGAATTTGCATAAGGATAATAGGCGCAGCGGAGCCGTCCAGAGTGGAATTTGGTTTTAGCGAAATGAAATGTGTATATCAAATCGCCTCGCCATAGTCCAAACTGTTGTGACATCAACCAGGCATACGTTCCATTAGCATAAGCATTAACAGAATCTTGCAAAATATATAACTGAGACGGCGAAACTTCAATATCAAATAGAGCAGCTCCTGCGACATCAGTTTTCTTCCACGTATAAGTCTGAAGAGCAGCGGGTCGTGTGACTAGATTAGAAATAGACATTTCATCATCTGAGGTAGCGAAGAGAGCGGGGTCAGTTTCAAGTTCATTATCTGCAAGCAATGCTATTTTGTGAGAAGAGTCAACACCATTGCTATTAAACATGTAACTCACGGGTTGTTGTTTTACTTTAGTAATAGGAACTTGTGATGTAGGTTTAGAGAATCCAAAATAGGACGCAATAGAGGCTGTGGCGTTAGAAATCCATTCCACTGGTTTAACAATGGATGAAAGTCCAAGACTAGGTGGTACAGAGGCTGCGACTGCAGCTACTGATCGCGCAAAACCTGATATTGTGCCTGTTTGTTCTCGAGAAGAAAGTTCATTGCCAATTTGGGCTTCGAGATGATAACGATCGTCACCATCATCTTCACACAAATTAGCAATGGGCTTAATAATAGCATCACCAATTTGAGCAACTAAAGCAGGAAGAATACTGTTCTTAGCAGCAGTAGGTGTAGAAACAACAGGATTATCAAAAGACGCAAAAATGGTATAAGGAATAGAAGAGGCAGCATTAGAGACTAGAGGTAATAATACAGATACTGTAATAGTTCCTAAGGTTCCTTGACCAGTACCGAGATTGTAAGCAGAGCGGGGTGAGATGTAAGGAGTAATAAAGCGGGGTCCAGAGGCAGAGGCTATATTAATGATTTGGGAGGGGCAACCAGAACGGCCAGTGTAAGTGGCATTAATAGCAGCAGCTTGAGTAATAGAATACTTAGAATAGGGTTGGTATGAAACCAATAATATTCCAGCTTGAGTAGGTTGAGCTGTTAGTTCAATGTGTAAACGGATTCCAGCGTGAAGAAACGTAAAACCATCCAATTTGTTAGAAAGGAGGGCTCTTTGCATCAAAACATCAGGAAAGTTGAGAGTAGCAATGGCGGTATTGGTAATTTGAGTAGAGGCCCAAGACCCAGAAGCAACGCGAACGGGGCGAGTAAGGAAGTCGTGTAAAGTGCGATGTCCATGATCTCCCCACTGGTTTTGCAACTGAGTGGTCAGGGTAGCAGGTCGGGATGTGTAATGTTCTACGGGAACACCTCCATCATCATGGGTAGTTAGGGTGGCGACTGTTTCATTTTGCAATTCACAGGCGTCAGTAGAATAATTAAAAGCGGCAGGGTCGGAATTTGAAGAGTAAGTTTCGAGTTGAGAGTTGTCGTTGGTAAGTTGGTTATTTAAAAGAAGGCATAACTTAGTGCGTTTCTTCGACTACTAGGTCCTTGGATATTGTCAGGGCTGCTGACGACGCATCCTAGGAAATAAACATAAATATGTAACGTCTTTCGTGTAATAGCATTTAACGGTTAAGCATGTAGGAACTTTGACTAGTAGAATTTTATTGTTCTTAATGAGATCACATTACACTCTTTGCTTTCAGATAGTCTGTATAGTGTAAAAACACAGGCATCTTACGGCCGGTTTGAAGGTAGGCTTTTGCGATGAGGGGCGTCCAGAAATTGAACGCTTCCTCACCAATATACGCTAATTCGTACGCAACGCTGGTAACAGTCATCATCTCATTTTCATGAGAATCAGTCATATTATCTTCGCGCGTCCAATTTAGAATATCAAGACGAGATGAAAGAGTAGCGGGGGCTCCATAGAAGCCAAGATACTTATCCATAACCCAATATCGTTTAAGAAAAGAAATCTCAGAGAGTGTTTTATACGCTCTAAGTTGACTCTCCTTATCCGCATCTGTGTAAGTCATACCTATACGGGCATAACCTTCAGCTGCAACGATTTGGTTAAATTCGGGGGATATTTCGTCAGAAACGTTAACCGCATTATCATCTCCATAGGAGATCATAGCACAATGCGTTTCAAAGTCGTGGATATTGCGGGTCGGGCACATTTCCAGAAAGACAACACGCATAGACAAACTATTGTAAATAGAATTCACAATAGCTGTTATGGGGCACCCTGAGGGAATGGAGTGGGTCCATTGATATAAATTCCCTCTGCACGCATGTACAGAGTGAACTATATCATTCCATAGAGTAGTTCGGGCGAGTCGGTTGGTGGGTCCATCATCATACCAATCATTTACGATATCAAGAACTTTCCACAATATTTTGGCACAAAGAGTACCATCGTATTGCGCAAAGTCTCCATCGAAAACTTTTGGTCCTTTGCTAGTTAACTTGTTCGATAACAGTTGCCATTCATAAGAATTGGGGTCAATTCCTACAGCAACTTCATTAGAAATTCTATTGTCCATCACATGGGCCATAAACATCATAAAGTACTTTCTAAAAAGCACTGTGTAATGCATAGGTCCATTAGAGAAAACTCTAGTTTTTCCAATGTCAACTTTAGCATGAGGCAAAACTTCATCCTTAAGAGTATCAATCCAAATTATGTCGAGTCGTTGTCCTTTACGGATTAACGCTTCCTGTTCATCACAGTACTTCTTGAGCTCAAGTGCTCCTTCAGTAGTGAAGTCCCAGTCGGCGAAACCCATCCAGTGAGTTTTTCCTTTTCCTTTGTGAGGTAGACGACTCCAGGGGAAACCTGGAGATGTTACACGAGAAATACCATTTATACCATCTTTATCAGAGATGCCACAAATAGCTTCCTCATGCGTGAGCAAAATCTTTGGGCGGTTTGAACCAACCCTATCATAGTATAAATAACTTTTAACAGAATTAGTTGCGAGATCGAGATTCTTTGTATTACACGTCAATGCTTGAAGGCCAGCTTTTTGAATTCCTTTTAACAGGGGATCAATAAGCTCACCTTCAGCATTACGAAATCGTTGTAAGCGGGCGGGTCGTTTGAGAGTGGGTTGACTAGAGGCTAGAAATCGAGGGTCATTAGGGTGTTTTTCATTCCATACTTTCCATGCAGGTTCACCATCAACAGTCATTTCAGACAATTTTCCATAAATAGAAGAAGGTCGAATGCGTGTTTTAAGTGATTCTCCCACAGCATTAACAGTTCCAATGGGAATAAATTCTCCATCGAATTCTAATTTCTGTTGCAGGGGCATTCTAAAGTCAGGAATGAGCTGATTGTATACATCAAAGCCTTGACCAATGTGAGCTTCCATAGGGAAGTTTGCATTGATAGCTTCTTGCAACGTTTCAGCTGTGACTAGAGTAGCATAATTGGAATCTGCAGATCGGTTTGAGCCGGCTACATGCAATCCAATTATTTTGGCAGGGAGTTGGTAATCACTGACTGTGGCTATCATACCACAGTCTCCTTTTTGAGTATCAATGAGGTAAGAGATCGTTTGAACAGCATAAACAGTTTGCTTAGATCCATCACGCATAGTGAGTGCGTAGCTAATCTTGTGAGCAACTGTTCCTTTTCCAGAGCCAGCAGATAAAATGGGAATTTTATCGCAGCTCTTATATCCTGAAAGAGTGGCAGTAAATGTTGTAAGGCGATGAAGAGAAGTGCGAGAAATGAAATGACGGGTTAGGTCTTTTCCAGGTGGTACACAACGCGAGAGATCTAATAAGACTAGGTCAGTTTTGGTTTCCACTTCACGAATTCGTCGAGTAAAATCATCATAAGTAATAACAATTCCACTTGGCAAATACGCGTTGCGGAGAGTAACACGAGTAGGTGGGTGGTAAGTCATGTAAGTGATAAAGTGGTTACAGGTTAGCAAAATGCTTCCTTTCACCACTACACCATTTCCATAAGCATAAGTAGTTCCATCTTCATACGTTCCTATTATTTGATACTGTTGCTTAGATGCTAACGAAATGACTTGCATCTGGTTTTCATCCAAACAACCTTGAGCGGTAAGGTCTGTTTCTAAAACGGGTTCGATAGTATTTACATTTGGTGTTTCAGGCTGATAGGATTCAGTAACTAATTGGGATACAACGCGGGGTTGCGTTTCTGGATGAAACGACTCCGTAACTAAATGCGTGGCTAAACGGGGCTGATTTTCCGGGTGGAAAGATTCGGTGACTAGGGTGGTAGCAGCACGAGGTTGAGTTTCTGGGTGGAAAGATTCAGTGACTAAAGCGCTTTTAACGCGGGGTTGAGTTTCTGGGTGGAAAGATTCGGTGACTAGCGTGCTTCTAACACGGGGCTGAGTTTCAGGATGAAACGATTCAGCTTCCTTAATATGCTTCCATTTGCGAGAGGCCGAGTTACGGCGATATTTACCAAAGAGTTTGTAAGCTAAAGTAAGTCCGCCTGCTAAAAAGAGGGGTAGCAAAATAGAAGAGGAGGTTAGGAAATCTTTTATACGAGTAAAAATATTAGTCCATTCAACATTTTTAATAAAATCATAAGTCTTACGAGCTAAATTAGTAAAAAGAGAAAAAGATTTATAACAAAGAGATGCAACTACGTAATATTTATAAGGAGTTGAGACGGCCATTTTAAGACTAGTAGATACAATATCAACAATATCAGTAGTAAATTGAAATGTTTTATTAAATAGGTCAGATACACACAAGGGTCGAGAGTTAGATATAGCAAAAGTTTCAGCTTCAATTTCATACAAAATTTTTTGAGATTCTGTGCAAGGTAAGGTAGGAATTAAATCTGTGATAAGAGCATCTTCAGTAGCATCAAGAAAAACTTCATCTCCATTCTGAGCATGTAGTTCTTCAGCATAACGTTGAACATCAGTGAGTAAAACATCAGATTTCTTAACACGGTTAGTCATATCTTCTTGTAAAATTGCGGCGAGATCATTGAACGAAATAGTAGGTAGGGTTTTGGGCAAAGCTTTTCCAACAGATGCCCAAGCATCAAATTTAGCAAATTCATAAACGTTAAGATTAATAGGCGCTTGGGTTCCATCAGGGTTCATTGGGGCATCTTGTTTGGCTTTAACAGCATTCAAAGTAATAGTTATATTACCTGAAGCATCAACACGTTCTAACTGGTATTCTTTCTTAATTCTTACTTCGTAACAGTGAGTAAATCGGCGGTAAAAAGCTTCGGGATAAGTAATAGATTCAATTTGAGGAGATCGGTTATTAGTAGTATACAAAATGCATTTTCCATTGAACATTGTGGTGGCTTTTTCAGTGAGATCAGCCATGTGCAAATTGAGGGGGAACATGTTTGACATACGAATAGCTTCCATAAATTCTATGTTAGGTGAGGCAGCTCCATCTTTGAGTTGAAAAGCATCATCGACAGCTACAAGGGGTTGATTCCTGTAACCATCCCAATATTCTTGTTCGACTGTGCGTAAATACACAGCTTCCTTGATCTTATTGGCTAATCCTAAAGGTTTCAGTATATGAGCAGCTAAGTAATAGATAAGTGAAGACTTACCTACTCCAGAGCCACCTGTCAACCAAACCATCTGTGGTTCCATACGAGGTCCAGAGTTCCAAACTCCAGACTTTTCAGCTTCAGCTTTCATTTGGGCGCATGTTCTCATAAGTAAAGTTATATTAGTTACAGTTTCACGGTCAAGAGTTTTACGGTAGGTAGTTAAAATATTCATTCCAGTAAACCATAACTGCATAATAGTAAAATTAGATTCCTTGTTAGCAATAGCATTCTTAAACACAGCATGATCAGAGTAATGTAAGACATCCTTCATCCATTTTTCAATGTCGGGATATCCTTTGGTAGGGTCGAGGGGGTTAGGTCCATTAACAGCTTCTTTTACATAAGATACTACAGAGTCCCAATGTTTAGACAGGTACGTGTGAATCTCACTGAGACCTTTACAGGCTCCAGGTAGATCACGGCAGCGGCGCAACAAAATGTCAGGGGTGGCAGGTTTTCCGGGTAATTTTCCTAAAATAAAAGTAGTTAATACAGTAGCAACAATTGGAAAAATTTTTGATGTATGTTTATTAATAAAGAAAAGTAAATCAAAGTTATCAGGTATATTAATTTGGCATTCTAATTCAGCAGTTCTGGTGGCTTGAGTAAAATATTCAACAAGCCCATCGGGAATTGAGATCACAGTAGACAAAATTTGACACACAAAGCTAATTAAAGTAGAAAATTGATGAACAATACTATTAAAAATATACATTGCAACAAAAAATAAAACGGCAATAAGAGCATGTTTGATAGAAAGAGAAATAGGTCCTAGTGTAAGTTGAGTTTCAATGAGATTTTGTATTTTAGAGGGCAAATCGGTGAAAAAAGATCCAATAGATGATTTAAGTTCAGCTGTACTATTTCTAGCATTTTCTTGAAGGTTCTGAGCAGCTTTCTGAGTGTCGGTAATGAAAGTGGTGGTTTTGGTAGTAAGATCGTCTAGATTCGTAAGAGACGTATCTAAACGATTAGTGAGATTGGGGGCGAGATAGTTCAAAAGTCCCATTTGAGCTTGGAGCTCAAAGTGCTTTTCATCAAGAGCCTGTTGTCGGTTCAAAAAAGTCCTAAAGCAATTACGGCGAACTTTTTCTTCTTTCTGAAGGCTAATGATATGACCACGAGATTTTTCAATCATGCGGTCACGGGTCTGTTGGCGAGCTAATGCAGCGAGTCCTTGCGGACCTCCCTTAGACATTCTACCAGAGGCAGAATACGAGACGTTTGAGACTGAGGCGTTATTTTTAAGAATAGAATCCATGGCGATATGAACAGCCGATGAACATTAGTGCAACTTAGCTCCATCGAGGTCGGCCCCTCGATTCAATGCTAGTCCAGGCAATAGGCAAAACTGGGTAGCGCACACTAATGGCTTGATCCTCCACTATGGCACATGGGCGAGTAAAGTACTCCCAAGCATGTAACATACGGTTATCAACACATCTACTACAGAGACATTTCCAATCCAAGAAGGATTTAAGAGTTTAAAACTCAAAAGCTTTTGAAGGCCAGGTAGGGTTCTGTATTCGGATGCGAGAATCAAGTCGCGGATGAGAGCGAGGAGGTTGGTCATAGAGGTAACCATGCAAAGAAATCGTTTTCCAAGGTTTATGTAATTACGTTTCTTACGCTGCGGTTGGGTTGTCGAGAGGAAGTTCGAGTTGTCATCAAATAGAGAGTTCGGGATTGAAAAATTTGAATCGTCG